TGAGTTGGATTTTGATAGCCACAAGAAGCTTGTGCCGCGTTTAACTGATCTCACTGAAGCTGAGTTCTTAAGCCTGGACGTTGAAGACGTGTTGACGATACAAACTGAGGTGGCGGGTTTTTTCGTGGCCTCGAAGCTATCCCAGCTTGCGTAATGGAGCTTGAAGCCGATCTGTTCTTGACGTTTCAAGGATGGGGTCCGGCGGATACTGCGCCAATGTATTTAGATGAATTGATTCATTGGCACAGGATAGCGAGCGAACGCCGCGAAAGCGACGATTAATAAAAGGCCGGGTGATCACTGATCGCCCGGCCTTTTTTTGTATGGGTTTTCAGGGGGTGTCACTTGGCTGATACAAACATGAAAATGAACCTGGTCATGGGGCTGATTGATAAAATCACGTCCCCTATCCGTAAGGTGACAAAGGGAACAACAGATCTAGCGGAAAAGGTTAAGGCGAGTCAGTCGGAACTTAAAAAGCTGGGCGCAACAACCAAAGACATTGAGCATTTCCGCAAGCTGAAAGCCGCGACCTTGCAGTCGTCAGAAGCGTTAACCGCCGCCAAAGCAAAAGCCGCCGATTTAGCCCGGCAGATGCAGCAAACCCAAAACCCGACCCGTAAACTGACGGCCGAGTTTAAGCGCGCCCAGGCTGAAGTTACCCGCTTGTCATCGAGTCACCAACGCGAACAAACCGAATTGCAGCAATTGCGGTCACGGCTTCAAGGCGCTGGCGTATCGACTAAAAATCTGACAGAGGCGACGCGCCAGATCCGCGAGCAAACGAGCAAATACAACCGCGAGCTTGAGAAAAACCAAAACCAGCTAGATAGGACCGCCTCAAAGCAAAAAGAGCTAGCCAAAATCCGCGAGCGTAACAGCGAGTTAAAAACCAGTGCCGCCACCGACATGATAGGCGTCGCCGCGGCTGTGTACGGGGTTAAAAGCTTGGCCGATGCTTACGGCGAGGTGTCACTCGCCCAGGGTGAAATTAAGTCGTTAGGCATTAAAGATGACGGCATTAAGGCGATCACTAAAGCGGCCCGTGAATTTTCGTCAGAGTTTCGCGGCACGACGACAACCGACTTTATTAAAGCGTCTTATGACATTAAGTCGGGTATTGCGTCGCTCAGTGATGAAGCGGTCGGCGGCTTTACGCGCATAGCCGCGTTAACGGCCACAGGGACCAAGGCGTCGGTGGGAACCATGACAGATTTGTTTGCCACGGGTTATTCAATTTATCGTGAGCAATTTAATCAATTTGGTGCATCGGTCATCAAAGATTGGGACAAGCTGTCAACCGCCGATCAAGATATGGAGTTCGGCAAATACTTTAGTGCGGGTATTTCGGCGTCAGTACAACAGTTCAAAACTGATGGTGACAAGATAAGTCAGTTTATGAGTACCTTGGGCGCGTCGGCGACTCAGGCTAAACAATCGTTTGCTGAACAGCTAGCGGTGGGCGGTATGTTGTCGGCGACGTTCCAGGGAGGACAAGCGGCGACAAAGTATCAATCGTTTTTAGCCAGTGCGGGTAAAGCGTCTGAAGCCTTGGGGATCCAAGTGCATGACGCCAACGGCAACTTATTATCGACCGGGGAAATATTATCCACGATCAGCGATAAGTACGGCGGCGTATTAACTGACATGGACAAGCAAGAGCTAACCAAGGCGTTTGGCACGAAAGAAGCGGTCGACATGATCGACATGCTATTGCCTAAAATTGGTGAGTTACAAGCGAAAACGGGCGTCATGCAAGGCGAGTTAAAAAAAGGAATGGCTACCACTATGGACATGGCCAACGCGATAGGTAAAGGACCCGGCGCGGCAATGGATATTTTAAAACAGAAGATTTTTAACGTGTCGTCAGTGGTGGGTGAGTTGTTCGCCCCGGCGTTAGTGGTTGTCGCTGATGTCTTGGGCGGGTTTGCCAGCGGCCTAGGCAGCTTTATTGAAAACTTCCCCGTATTAAGCCAGGTGATCGCCTTTGCTGTGGTGGGGTTAATTGCATTGAAAACCGCTAGCATTGTTGCCCGCTTTGGCTTTGCTATGTTTTCTGACACGCTGATCACTGCCCGTAAAGTGATGGACTTTTTCACCTTGGCCAACTTACGCGCTAAGGGGGCAATGCTGGTTAATCGTGTGGCTATGTTGGCCAGTGCTACCGCTACCACTGTGATGACCGTTGCCAGTAAAGGCGCGGCCCTTGCTACCCTGTTAATGACGGGCGCAATGAAGGTGTTTAACCTGGTGATGAAAGCGAACCCCATTATGTTAGTGGTGAGCCTGATTGCTATGTTAGCCGCTTGGGGCTTGTCACTGGTTAAAGACTGGTCCCCTGTGACGGGGTTCTTTTCTGCGCTTTGGGATGGGGTTAAGTCGGCGTTTAGTGGTGCATGGGAGCTATTCAAGACGATCCTGTCTTGGTCGCCCATTGGGTTACTGTTTCGCGCTTGGGGGCCGTTAACGTCGTTCTTTAGCGGTGTGTTTGGCGGTATCGGGTCGGTGTTCAGTGGTGCATGGGCGCTATTCAAGACGATCCTGTCTTGGTCGCCCATAGGGTTACTGTTTCGCGCTTGGGGGCCGTTAACGTCGTTCTTTAGCGGTGTGTTTGGCGGTATCGGGTCGGCGTTTAGTGGCGCATGGGCGCTATTCAAGACGATCCTGTCTTGGTCGCCCATTGGGTTACTGTTTCGCGCCTGGGGGCCGTTAACGTCGTTCTTCAGTGGTTTGTGGGATGGAATCACGGCGGTATTTAATGCCCCGCTTGATGCGATTAGAACGCTTTTATCATGGACCCCATTAGGTTTGATTGTTCAAGCCTGGGATCCCTTGCTTGGGTTCTTTTCTGGCTTGTGGGAAAACATTAAGTCAATGGCCAGTGGTTTTATTGACTGGTTGGTGTCGGCGGTGATGGGGCCAGTTAATGACATTATGTCGGCAATTGGCGAGGTGTGGGACTGGTTCACTGGTGACAGTCCACAGGCGGAGGTGATTAAAACGGTTCGCCAAGCCGCGCCCCCGCCAATGGCTAGCCCGCTGGGCCTTGATCAGCCTGTCGCTGATGGTGGTTATTCGCCTGGCGTGATGGGTGATTCCCCGCCAATGATGCGCGACCCTATGCAACGGCCTGTTGTGTTACAAACAGGGTTTAAGCAGCCAGCCGCGGCCCCGTCGTATGTTGACCAAAGCCAAACGCACTTTGCGATCACCGCCGCCCCTGGTATGGACTCGCAAGAAATCGCCCGCGAAGTTCAGCGCAAGCTTGACGAACGGGACCGCCAACACGCGCGCCGTGGACGTGGTCGTCAAACCGACGTGTAACCTTAACCATGTATTAACTGACTATTGCCCGGCACTGTCCGGGCTTTATTTTTGGGGGTGTTATGCCTGATAGGTCAAACAATGAGGTCATGCTTGCATTAGGTGATTTTCAATTCTCAATTGATACGGCCCAGTATCAAACTTTATCAACCTCACACGCCTGGCGCTGGCAGAAAAAAGACCGCGTCGGGAAAAAGCCCGCGCGTCAATTTCATGGCCCGGATGCGTCATCTAAAAACCTCGATATTATGATTTACCCACAAAGCAAATCTGATTTATTGCTGTTGTCTAAATTGAAAGCGATCGGCGATAAGGGTAAGCCACAGCGATTAGTGGGCGGAACCCCAAGCGGCGGCGCTGACTTAGGGCTGTGGGTCATCGAGAAGCTAGACATAGCCGAGCAGTATTTTTTAACTAATGGGATCCCGCTTGAAATGAAAGGAACCCTAATGATTGCGGAGTGGGGCGAAGATGAAGAATAACCCTGTTGGCGAGCATTACCGCACTAAAAGCGGTGAAATGCTCGATAGCATTTGTCACCAATATTACCAGGGCAGACCGGGAGCCACTGAACAGGTATTGGCGGCTAATCCTGGCTTGGCAAAGCTTGGGCCTATTTTGCCCGCTAGCACTGTGGTTTTTATGCCTGAGTTGGCCGCGGCGGTCGACGATAGCACTGTGTCGTTATGGGACTAGCTAACAATTGAAGAAAGGACGAATTAACGAATGAAAGAAGCACGTTATAAAGTCACCGCCAATGGCAACGATATCACCAAGGCGTTAGCGTCACGCTTGCTTAAACTCACCGTAAGTGATGCGGCGGGGTCTGACTCTGACACTGTGGCCATTGAGTTAGATAACCGTGATGGTGTGGTGAGATTGCCTGAAACGGGTGCAGAATTGGAAGTGTGGATCGGCGACACTGATTCGCTGGTCTATAAAGGCGTTTTTGAAGTCGATGAATTAGAGGTCCCGCTTGATGATCAGGTGTTTAGCATTCACGCTAAAGCGGTAAAGATGAAAGGCAGTTTAAAGGCCCCTAAAGATGAAACCTTTGATAACATTACCCTGGGGGATTTAGCCGCCAAAATCGCCGCGTCACATGGTTATGATGTGAAGGTGTCGCCAGAGTTGGCGGGGATCACTTATGAGCATTTAGACCAAAAGTCTGAATCTGATATGAATCTGTTGTCACGACTTGCCAGAGAAGCCGGGGGCTTTTTTAAACCTGTGGCTAACAAGTTGGTGATTGTGGCCAAGGGCGAAGGTAAAAGCGTGTCGGGTAAAGCCTTGCCTGAAGTCGTCATCGATGACCCCGAAAACACGTCCGGGCGGGTCACGATACAAAAGCGCAGCGACTATCAGTCTGTGGTGGTTAATTGGTTTGATGAAATCAATCAAGTTGAAGTGCAAGAGGTGGCGGGTAGTGGTGAACCGCAATACAAGATCCGCCGTAATTATCCCAACAAAGAAGAAGCCCAACGCGCCGCAAAAGCCAAGCTTGACGGTTTTCAACGTGGCCAAGCATCGATTGACTTTACCCGGCCGTTAACCGCGTCGCTGGCCCCTGAAACAAAAATCACGTTTGCTAATCACAATAGCGCCGCAAATAAGACCTGGTTAATAGAAACCATTGAGCACTCGATCGAGGGTTCGGGGGTGTCGTCAACCAGTGGCCGCGGCATTACCCCAAAAGATTAACCCTTCACGGTTCCCCTTCTGTATGGGGCGGCATTCGTCCGCCCTGCTTATCTAGCGCCTGTCTGCGCGATTATCTCTATTAAATAGTTGTTAAGTGGCTGAACATATTTGGCTAAACGTGAAAAAGATCTTTAAACACGGCCGCAAGATCCTATATGATGCGGTGTTGAGATCTTATTTTATTTAGTTATGATTAGATTTTTATGGCAGGATGACCACTTATTGTGGTACATTTTATTTCTACCGCATAATGCGGATTATGGTTTGTTGATAAAATAGACTGATAAATAAATAACTTACTGGAATTCAGACACAAAAAAAGCCGGTTAGCAGACCAGCTCTCTTTGTTAGGCATAAAACAACCAAGCAGACCTTGACAAGATCAGCTTTCATTTTATGCCGACGGATTCTTTTTTGCAATTAAAAAGATAACTAAGCGAAAAATGATGAGCATTTTTTTAGGGTGGCTGCATGAGTAGCCAAGCTATTGAGGCGGATTTAA